GTTATTGATTCTTTTCCTACTACATTAAAATCTCTGTAAACGTGATTACTTGAACTATAACCATTTGAACTATTTAATATATTTGACTTATAAGATTCTTTCTTTACATTCATTTTTTCTACTGACTTCTTAAAGAAATACATATCTTGTAAAGCACCAAACTTATTTACAAACGTTACCTTTTTAGGTTCGTATTTACATTCGTCTAAAATAGTTACATCTACTGTTATATCTTTTGAATTGGGGTTTGTATTTGATATAATTATCTTATCTACTGCTCCTATTGAGTAATCATTGAAATATGCTTCTAAACATTTATTAGATTCATAATCTATACCACCATCTTCTAAAACTCTTTCTTTAAACGAATCCCAGTTAGTATCACTTCCATAAATAGAAACGTATCTTATCTGTTCAGAACTTTGGTTACTTGGTGTAAATGATGTAGTACCTACAATTTCATTATCTTTCAAGAAAGTAACCGTTGGATTATTTGAAGATGTATCTATTGGTACTCTAAAAGTATTATCCTCTAAAACAAATAATTTTCTATTTGTAATCATTAGGTTTGAAAATTGTGTATATGGGTTTTCAAAATATTCATAACCATCAAACGCAATGATTGTATAATCGTAACCAGCAATAGGTGAATTAGAAGAATTATAAACATCAAAATCAAACCTAACCCATACTGCTTGACCACTATAATTACCATCAAATTCAATATCCAAATAATCTCTTATTAATTCAGATGTTTCAAATGTTACTCTCGGATTACCAGTTGTAGGTGTAGTTGCTGATTTTCTTATAGAGTATTCAAAATTTGTCGGTACATCAGTATTTCTATCTCCAGTCCATATATATATATTTAATATACCATAAGATGCGTTTGCGTAGCTTATGCTTTCAAAATGTGGACTTCTTACTTGTATTGCCATTATTTATTGTTTACTGTTGTTTTTATTAATTGCTCTACATCTAAAGCGAATGATTCTACTAACTCTTTTGGTAGATTCTTAAATGCTTTCTCAAATGGTTTTGTAAAGAATAAACTTGGTTTAATTCCTTTTCTAAATACAGTATTAGCTATTGCAAACTGTAAACCCTTTCTACTTACAAACCTACCTTTTTTATCTCTTGTTCCTTTTAATCCTTTTCTTATAACCCATTGACTAAATGCACTTGCAGGAGGTTTTTTATTTGTGTATTTAAAAGGTGTATTGTATTTCTTTTCTTTACCACTTACACCCTTGTCTTGAAACACACCATATTCTTCCATTAAGAAACTTAATTGAAAACTATTTTTAGAAACCTTTACATCAGAATCTAAACTGTTATAAAGTTCTTTAGAAGCGTTCTTTTTACCTTTGGTTAAATTAGTTCTACTCTGTTGTATTACATATTTAGCAAAAGTATTTAAAGCCTTCTGTGTTTCTTTTAACTGCATATATTAATATCGTTTTGTATAAATACATCAAAGGTACACGCCCATCCTGCTAACTTGTTTTCAAACCTTTCATAAAATGGTTCACAATTCGGTGTGCCATCTAACTGGTATAAATCACTATGCAAGTTTCCTTTCCTTAATAACATAGTCAATCTATTAAGTACTGCTAATTGAGTATTTAAAACATCTTGTTCATTATCATTACCTCTAAATATATCTGCTGATGGTTCTTTACTTTCATCTACAATGTCCATTGCCATAACTGTAATATTAAAAGATAAATACTGTTCTTCTGTAATTACATTGTTTACAATAATATGCGACAAAGGAAATATAGTTTGTTTAGATAAATCTATTTCTGTTATATCTCCAGTTGTTACTGTATTGACATTTTCATCATTCAGTAATTGGTCTTTTATAGTTTCAGTAAGTTGGTAAAATCCTCTAATCCCTTGCATCTAAAATTTCTTTTTTATTTGTTTTGCTTCTAATTCGTTTTTTTCTTTTTCAAATGTCAAGAACATTAAACATTCGTGCATCTTTAATTTAGTGATATCTTCAAATCTTCTAATATCTTGTTTAGCGAGTGCATAAATACTTGAGTACCAACCCCATTTTTTTCCGAATTGAGCAGCACTTGTAAGTCCTCCCTCTCCGTATCCCCCAAAGAGTTCATCGTAATTTCGCACAAGTCGTTCCCTAAACGATAAAAAAAAAGTATAGAACCCAATACGGCATCTAATGGCATAGCTTTTAAATGCTCTGTTTCTCCTGCTTCATATTCTTTTATATGGTATCTATTACCCTTTCTCATCTCTACTGGTCTGTAAAGCACTCCCATAGCTTTCTCGATGTTATCCCAGTCTCCTATATAAGTATCTAAATCTATATATTCTCCGAAACTCATTTCATCAAGGTTGGGTATAAAACCGTATTCAATACCTTCTATTTTAAACGTATTTATCAATCCAGGTTTACTATCAAACATTTCTGATATAATACTTATTACTGCACTTACATCAGTAGCTTTTAAATATCTTACTTGTTCAGAATTTAAGTTGCAGAATATCTCAATCATCTTCAAAGACATTTCAACCTCTGATAAATCCTTTAATTTTATGTACTCTTGGTATTGTCCAAGTGTAACCTCGTTTAAACTATTCGGTACTATTAATTCAACTTTCATATATGTATATAGTTAATTTTAAATTATTTTATTACAAGGTACAAAAAAACCCTTACATTTCTGTAAAGGTTAGTTATTTAGTTGGTTGTTTGTTATGCTCCTATATATGTGTAATTATTATTTTCTTTTAACTCTTGTCCATTCCAAGTTATATATCTTGAGTTTGTTTTTTTAACTCTAAAGGTATCTCCTTTTAATTCAGTTGGGTTTGGTGTTACTCCATTATTGTAGTCATACTTTCCGATTTGAACCAATGTATAAAAAGATTTAGTTTCTTTAACCAACTCATAAAATTTAATTATTGTTCTGTCGTAACCTGCTTCTGTGTAAAATAATTTTGCCATAATATTTGTCTTTTGTTTTGTTCCCTACAAATATATAACCTTTATTTGGTTCTCACAAGTTTATTCACAAAAAAAGTTAATTATTTTTATTGGATAGCATATTTACCAAAGTTAGGTTTGCTTAATACTGAATAAGTAGCGTATCTGACCGCATCAATAATATGGTCGTTTTTTGGAACTGGTTTATTTATCATCTTACCACTTCTATCCTCTTGCCATTTATAATTTCTAAACTCTTGTATTGCATTAGTGCTATCTTTCTCTATGTGTATTTTAAAGCGTTTTAAGAGGTCAATACCTGCATTGATACTATCAGCACCTTTTAAACTTGGTCTAACGTTAAAACCCATTCTACGCAGTTCCTCAATCAATCTTGGTTCAGCACTATCAAAGTAAATCAATTCTCTTTCAATACCTATGTCTTTCCATTTCCTACTAATATCGTAGGTAGTCATCTGTGTTTGATATATGTGTTCTTTTATGTAGAGGTTATGTTCTTTCTTGTAAACAGAAACTAATGTTGTAGGGTCATTAGAATACCCTGCATCTGCTCCATAGCTTATAAATTCTGCATCGTGTGGTATATGGTTTACTTCTGTATAATTGAATATAGTAGCTTTAGAAATACCTTTTAAACCTAAACCATAAATTTGCCAATAGGTTTCATCTGTTTCTTTTAAACGTTCTATTTCTTCTGTAATGCTTTTATTAAGGAAGCTATTATCCAGATAAGTAGTAATATAAAAATCGGCATCTTCTCTTGGTATTACCTTGTCATAAATCCAATGGTATTCATCTGATGGATTAAAGTCAAGAATTATTTTATCTTCTGTTCTGAAAATTAACTGTTGCCAATCTTCGTAATCTAATTCATTCGCTTCATTTATAAACAGTAAGTTTCTTTTTCTACCTCTTACCTTTTGTGGCTGGTCTAAAGATATAAACTCTATTAGGTTTCCGTTTAACTTATATTCGTGGTTTGATTTATTATGATTTACTTCTGAATAAGAATTATACAATTTTAGTATATCTAAAAAATCACGCATAACAGAACTACGAACCGCAGGAAATGTTTTCCTACATATCGTTACGGTTTTACCGGTATTCTCTAAACAGTATTTAAAGATAATATACAAAAGAACGTTGTAGGTTTTACCGCTTCTGGTTCCACCTTGCTCTATTGTAATCTTTTTATCTGATTCTAAAAGATGTTCAAAAACAACATTAGTTTTTATCTTCACGCTTTATTATTTCTATTTCAAATTTAGAAGGCATACCATCAGCTCCAGTTATTTCTTGTCTTTCTATATATCCTCTTTTTTTACCTTTGGTTTTTAAATAGAAGATTGTCGCAGCAGTTGAGTTTTCACTTATCTGTTTATGTAGTTGGCTTTCTGCAAAATCTAAAGCTACATTTTCTATCTCTTTTACATTCTTTGCAAATACCTCATCATCTTTCAACCATTTATAATATGTGCTTCGTGGTATGTCTGCTTTCTTACAAGCTACTGTAACAACTCCTAAACTCTGTTCAAGTGCTTTAAGTAGTGATTCCTTTTTTATATGTCTATTTTCGTTCATTCTTTTTCTGTTTTTCTTAAACTACATTCTTTCCACAAACTTCACAAGGGTTTGATTTCTTGTCTTGTTTATTTATTTCTTGTTCTATTACTTCTTCAACACTATCTTCAAAAGGTACTACTGTTAAACCCCAATCTGATACTTGCTGACCATTCCAATCGTTTGCTAATACATCCCAATCCCATTCTCCAAAACCTACATTGTCTTTTACTATAAATTCTCTTTCTTGTTCTTGAGTTAGTTCATCAGCAACTAATATATACACTTCTTTCAGTCCTGCTTCCTTACACGCTTTTAAACGCATATTACCACCAAGTACAACCATATCACTATTCACTACGATAGGTCTTAATTTTAGCATCTCTGGAAACTCCTTAATTGATTTTACAAGTTTCTTAAATTTGTAATCCTTTATAAATCTTGGATTGTTTTCATTAGGTCTAACCTCTTGAATGTTTATTAGTTGCATATTAGTATATAGTTAATTATTAATTATTTTATTTAAATACATTAAAATAAAGTAG